CACTAAAGATTGTTGATGAGGTAAGGCCAATGTGGGCAAAGATTTGACCGTTTGCTAAGTAAAGCCTGTTCTTAGCCAAAGTTGTGTCGATTGGATAAGAAACCGTGGCGCCAGAAGATAGCGAGGCAAACAAAACCTCAGGACTTGCAGTAAATGAGTAGAGAAAATTGCCAGAGTCAAAGACTAGCTTTGATCCGCCAACACCAAAGAAATCAAAATACTCGTAGTTAGCAAGTAGTCGTGGCTCAGCAAGAAACGTGGCAAAACCAAAAGAGGCAAAGTGCTCAGTTCCGGGCCTGGAGGTTAAAGCGCCGGGGCGCTGAAACCCATAGTTTCTAAGATTTAAAAAATACCCTTCAGGCGTTGTGTATTCAGAGGACTTCTCATTGATCCCCTTAAAGTTATTGTAAAACTCAATCTGAAGGATCGGATACACTTAAAACCCCTTAGTAATATCCAAACCAAGTGTCGTAATCTCCGCTATCATACTGAGTCGTGGTAACGGGCCTTGGAGCATCAATATTTCTTTGCTCAGCGTCTCTCTTTAGAGCCGTTTGATAATCATCAATCTTTTGTTTCACCGGCCCCATATCCCTGCCGTCTTTTAAGAAGCCATCGCGGGCGGCGAGCAAACAAACATACTCGTGATACTCGATTGGGATCTCAGACACATCGGCGTCTAAGGTCATTTCAGGAATCCGGTAAATGTATTCCATGCGCAGTGGCCATGCCTGCTGAGGACAAGCAACAAGGATTAACTGGTTGCCTTTAAAATAATAAACACTAGGGGTTCCGTAGCGATCATAAGCATCTTGAGAATTGGGTGTAATTTTATAAAGTAAAAGCACATTCTCGTTTGCAAAGTCACTCCCACTCACAACCAACACAACTCGCCTTGTGCGCTTAAAGTCAGAGGGTAAATCATACTCTCTTTGCCCTTGAACTGTTTGCGTCTGCACACACTTAACAAAGTGGCCTTCAAAGGCTTGCTCCACATCTTTTTGTGCTTCTTTTTGAGCATTGTTAAGCCAAGCCTTCACTTGAGGTCTTGTGAAGTAGCCTGCGTCTGGATCGTCAAGCCATGAAAGTACAAGATCTTGCATCTCTAGAAACGTCATGTTTCTCCCCTAATCCTCCACCTCATTACAAGATGGATTGGTTGACCAAAGACTCCAGCTCGTGGCAACCGTTGGTGCGCTTTGCGTAAACAAAGACCACGCAGTTACAACAGTTGGCCCTGCACACAAAGACCACATGGTCGGAACCACTGTCCCGTTAGAATAATAAGGACCAAACCAAAAATCACCACAACCCCAAATAAAGCCATAGGTATTTAGACCGTAGCCGTTAACTGCGTTCGTGTCGGTTAAGCCAAAATCATTTAAGGCCATCCCGTTAAGCTGAACATCGTTAAAGGCCAAAGGCCCTCCTTCATAAGGTTAGCTCAGCGCCCCTGCTTCTAGAGGATATCGGTCTGTGACCTTCTGGCTCAAGACCAGCAATGTTCATAAAATCAGTGGCCACGCCGTCCCAAGAATAATCAAAGAGGTCTGGGTTTATTTTCTCCCAAGAGCGGTCATCAATTACCTTAATTAGCTCCTCAGCCCAATCTTCATGATCATTGTCTGTATACACCTCTTTAAATAAAAGCTTTGCCATACCAAGATCATGAAAAGGTCTAACGGTGTCTCTTAATGCGCCAATCTCTCTCACAAGTGGAAAGCATTTTGCGTAAATTGCCTCTAATGCTGTGATACAAAAGGTTTCAATAAACACAGAGGGGTAAAGCCACACAACAGCCTCAGACATCTCCTTAGCCAACGTCTTTTGGTCAACGTTTCCGTGGTATTTAACCCAAGGTCTTACCTTCATCATATCTTCTAGTTTTGTTTTTAGGGCTTGCATCGGGGGCCCATATTTATCTAAGTGCTCAATACCGTAGTAGACATGAAGCTCTAGTGGCTTTCCTGATTTAGCTCTGGCTTTTTCAACAATAGAGATTGCGTGATCTAATCCGCGATCCGGAGAGGACGGGAAGACCACTTTGTTCTCGTTTTTGAGCTCGGCCTGAAATCTATCTTTGTTAACGCCGTTTCTTGAAACATAGATCTTCTCAAAAGGAATTCCTTGCTGCACGTGTGCATATTGTTTGTGAAAGTCAGAGAGGCAAATGTGCTTTCGGTAATGAGAGTGCAGCTCGGCTCCAGGGGTTGTGAGGTCGTGACACCAGAGATATGTCGGGGCGTTAGTAAGCTTAACATTATGGCGCCAAGCAAAATGAGCAGCAGGCTCAAAGCGACTAAAATAATCATGCATTTTTGAAATAGGGACATAATCGACCCCGCTCTCAGCCCTATTACTTTCCTCTCTTTGGTTAAAGACCACAACCCGTCTATGCCCAACTAAGGCCTTTAGCCTAGATGCCACCTCAACAAGAGCGGTTTCAGATCCACCAATACCTTTTGTCTTGTAAATCTCTTCATCAAACGGATAGGGGTGGCCAAGGGTTGAGAAAACAATCTCATCCGTTTTAATTTTTTGACCGCTATTTAATGAGCTTACTTTTTCTTTTAAATTAAGAAGCTCTTTTAATAGATTTTCCGTCTCTGGGTGAGGATATTTCTTTAAAGACTTTGTTGCCAGCTCAAGTCCGCCGTCAATATCACCGCCTTGAGCCTTAATTCTAGCCATCTGGTTAAGCGGTATGTGCTCATAAGCCGGATGAGAGACAAACAAGAACCCATTTGTGCCGGTTTTATTACAGTGGCTTGCAGCCGCATACATAGGCAGCGCGTCTTGAGGCCTTCCCATCCAAAGAAGAAAATCAGCGGCTAAACAATAAAACTCTGCACGGTTTGGATCTAAGGTCACACCCATCATAGCTAAATGAAGCCCTTTAGCTAAGAGGGTTTGGTCTTGTTTATCTTTTGGTTTGTGGTTTTCTTCATTAGAAAACCTGTTCATACAAGCTCTGCACAAATACTCAAAAGTTAAGATGCGGTCGTGGTGCTCTAGCTTTGGAGAGTCAACCACTTGGTTAAGCCACACATAGGCCTCAGCCCATCTGCCTTTATCAAAGAGTTCTTTACCGTAGTACCACTTAAGTCTTACTGGCAGCTCTTCGGTCTTTGCTCTTTTTTCTAAGATAGATACGTTTCTTTGAAAGTCTTTTTCGTAATCTTCTTTTGTTCTTGCATGATTAATAGACCAGTTGGTTACCATATGAGCCTGAACTGGTTCTTTTGCAATCATGCCCTCGTGAATAAAAAATTCCCACTCAAAGCGCTTAGATGTTTTAATCACCCGCTCTCGTTTGAACTGACAAATAGGATTTCCGTTATCATCAAAGGCGTAGTTGTAAACAGCTAAGTGGAAATCATGAAGACCCATGACATTATCACGCCAAAGTTTAAACTCTTGGGTCGATGACAGGCGGTCATCAAGGTCCATCCACATGACGTAATCTGTTTTAACGCCTTGCATGCTAAAGTTTCTGGCCTTAGCAAAGTCATCACACCACTCAAAGGTTTTTAAATAAATTGGGCATTTTGCAATGTCCTTGGCTTCCCCAGATAAAGCAAAATCAAGAGTGCCGTCGGTTGATCCTGTGTCGGTTAGATGAATTTCATCAAAGCATCCAGAGACAGATTCAAGCATTTCTTTAATATGCCTAATCTCATCTTTCATGATGCAGCAAAGCGCTAGTGTTGGCCTGTTCATTTATTTACCCCCCTATTGTGGTACATAAATGAGATAACACCACTAAACTTTTGTCACCTGTGATGCAGTGTTGTTAAGAGTTTTTTGAGCCAAAAGAGATCCACCACGGGACTGAACATTCCATGCTCCTGATAACTTAGTAAAAGTGGCGTCACCCTCTAAGAATTCTTGTGTGCGCTTTAAGTAGCCATAGAGAGTGCCTGGATCTGTGTTCACGTCTCCGAAAGTCGATGTTGTAAAGCCAATTCGATCACTGATTGAATTTAAAATAGATGCGCCAACAGATAAAGAGCTTGAATTGGCGCTTAAGGTTAACATCTCAGCGTAAATACTCACTGCGTAGCCAAGGGTTGTAACTCCAACGCCAAGGCCGGTGGTGCCAATTGCTACAGCTGTGGTTCCAAGAGCAATGGCCGTGTTGCCAATAGACGTTACGGTAACGCCAAGGTTACTTACGTCTGTGTTGATGTTGTAAAGCGGATCTAATACCCCAAACACGTACCGATCTGATGAGACAGCAGTTGTGATCCCATCAAGCAAGAAATAAGTAGGCGTAGTGGCGCCGTAAAGGAAGTAATAAAGCCCGGTGCCGGGTAACTGAGTAATCCCAGGAGGCGTTACATCTGTGTTTGACGGTATGGCCTTAAATGTTAAAAATGTAGGAGCTAAGCTAGGATAGGTACTAGGGTTTTCTCTACTAAAAGAAATAGATATTAATGAACTCATGGTTGCCAACCGGTCATGGGCGCACTCCATTCGGCAGCATAGCAAAGGTTCGCAGTATTAATGTTGTAACCCGACGAACTGACCATCCCGTTCGAAGCAGTGTCGTTGTAGTAAAATCGCACGTTTGAATTGTTATAAACAGTCACCGTCAAATCAGCATTAGAGCTACCGCTACGGGCCTGACCGTTGCCTATCACATTTAAAACTTGTGCGTTTGTGCCGGGACCTACAACCGTCGTCCACGCAAAAATTGTGCTTAGGTCGTAGGTCATATTTGCTGGCGTTGTAAATAAATAGTCGCCTGAGCCGTTTGCTGCTGAGGTCTGGTTATTTTGTGCATATTCAAGTCGAAAAAAACCTTCACACCCGTCTCGACGCCAGTAAAGTTTGTCAACAATGTTTCCCGTGGATTTTGTCGGAGCCGTTGTTGTAGCTCCAATAACTATTGCTCCAGAATCAATCCAAGGGGTTTCCGCGTAGTGATCTAAAATAATCCAATTAGAACCATTGCTTTGAAGAAGCAGTGTTTCGCCGTTTGTGTATAGCGCATAAGACCCGCTGGCCACACCGCCAATTGTCTGACCGCCTGTTGTAGCAAGCGTGTAAACTTGGGTTAATGATGTTCCAGAGTGTTTAATACATAAAACTTTGCCCTGGTTACCAACAGCCGTGTAAAGAGTAAAGGTGAAAGAGGCGTCTGATAAATTACAAACAAAGTCGCTAGTTAAAGCTGTGTCTGTACCAGTGATAGACCTATAGGCCCACTCATTACTTGAGCCCGAGCCTCCGCCTGAAGCTACTCCTGGAATAAATAAAGGAAAACCCAAATCACACCCCTTAGCCTTAAAAAATTAGCCCCATCACAAAAGGTTTTAAACCAACAAATGTTATCCGACATCATTAGCTTAAAATCCCCCACAACTTCATGATGGGGCTAAAAGCTTACTTAAATATCAAACGACTTCTTAAAGTCTTGAGTCGCCTGAATTACAAAACCAGCCACCAAATCAAGGGAGGAGGTGTTTGAACCAGAAGACAAAAGAATAAGCACGTCACCAGCTTGAACCGCAGCTAAGCTTGAGCTTGGAGCGTAGGTAGCACCTACCATGCCTCCGCTTGCACCAAAGCTACCAGCCACAGTAATGCCGCCTCCAGGCGCAATCACCGTCACACCTCCAGAAGTCCATCTAAGGATCTGTGGTGTGTAAACGGGAACATTTGAAATGCCAGCCGCTGCAATCTTAACCTCTTTAAGAATTCCAGGGCTTGGCACAGCACCACAGTAAATTGTAGCGCCTGTAACTAAGTTAGCTGCTGTGTTTTCAGCATGCATAATCACATAATTCTGCTCTGTCGAATCTAAATCACGATTTGCGATAGCCATCGTTTTTTCTCCTTAAATCTTATTATCGTATTTACGTCTCACATCATTCTTCTTGTCCATGTTACAGGTTCGGATATCTTTAAAAGCTTCTTTAAAGGACGCATGGGTCTCATGCGCCATATCCTCAAAGAGAGTCTTTTGTTTTCTATCCTTAGCCTCTTCTAACACGGCTCTCTCACGGTCTAGTTCACTATTCATTCGGTCTCTGTATTCTAAGGATCCACGCTTAATGTGCTCAATCACAGGCAAAACTCCCCACTCTCTTTTTTGACCACTAGATCCCCAGGTGTCAGTAAGAGAGCAGACCAGCCACTCGCCACCCTTATCAGGCCTTTGATAAACTCTGATTATCCCGTCAGATTCTTGACGACAAAACAAAGATCTATCGTAGCGCTTAAGGGCCATGTTTAAACTTCGCACATCTGCTGCCATAAAATTCCTTTTATGGAGAAACGTAGTCTTGAATAACAGCAGAAGACGCAGCAGCTGCGTTGAACAAGTTGTAGAACAAACGAAGACGTGCTTCGAGTGCATCTGTACCAACTTGAGCAATCATTTGAGAGCCAGTCTCATCAGCCCACGCCATCTCCCAAAGAACCGCTTTCTCAATGCCGTCTTCTGGCAAGAAAAAGATGCGCTTCGGACAGCTTTGATCCGACACCCAAGGCAAACCACCCCACTCAAGGTAGGTCTTATCTTTTGAAGCAAAAGAACCATCGCCCTTAGTAGTGTTAACGTAGCGCTTATCGGCAGTTAGAAGCTTGTTGTAAAAGCGCTCTGAATCAAAGTCAGAGTAAATGGCCGCATACTTAGCACCACCACGCAAACGACCAAGGTTCCACGCTTGTTGCAAAGTATCCAAAGTTAATTGGTTACCGTTTAAGTCAACAACGTTACCTTGTGTTTGGATATAAGACGCTCGGTCAATCCCAAACACAGTTGATGTTTGACCATCAAGCTGAGTTAGAATCCCTTGCACCTCATTACCATAACTGTTTGCTCTAACGATTGTGTCGTCAGCAGAAACTGTAACTGCGGTGTTAAGAACAAGAGTTGCGGTTGAGCCAAGAGCTGAGCCGGTAACCGTGTTGATAGTTACGTTAGACGCTACCCTGGTAGAGCCGTTATAAATATCAATCGCCATATTTTGTTGTAGGAACTTAAGCGCAGGCTCGCCGTCTTCGCGGCCCTTTACAACAATAGTTTGCGATCCACCAGCTCCAGCGCTTAGCCGGGCCAATGTGCCAGTACCGTCCCAAGAGTTTTGGCGGTTACAATCGACCGTTAAGTCTTTAAGCGCCATCTCCATCTCATAACCTTGCTGACGCACAAACGAGCCCTTGTCGTTTTGTGAGGCGGCAATCATAGGACCCGTAATACCCCAGCGAAGATAATTGTATTTCGCTTGGATTGTGGCCTGTATACCACCTTGGATCCCAATTGCAGGAAGAGGACCACCATCACTGGTCGCGCCAATTCCAGGGTTACGTAAAACGCGCAGAGGTCTTTTAACCTCTTCACCGTTCCACTTGTATTTCATGCGGTCTGCACCACGATAAATTGGGCAGTCTTCGTTAAACTGATCCTTAATCGGACCCTGGTACCACTTCTTTAAGTTGTACACAGCGTCTGCTGTATTTGCGAACATGTTAGCCATGTTTTAAAACCTCATTTAAAAATGTTAATTATTGAGGTCAGCAATAATATGGTCAGCCACATCTTTAAGTCTCATCTTCTGAGCCGGTCCGGTTGGAGTTGCTCCACCACGACCAATGTCGCCAGCCTTCTTGTTGACCTTCCTCGCCTCTTCGAGCTGCTGCTTTTGCCAAGACTCAAACTTCTTCGTCATCATCTCATGGCTACTTTTTGCGACATCGTTAAATAGGTTCTTAAGACCCTCTCTGTTTTTAAGCAGAGATTTGGCATTAACACCGTTTTCATCAAGATAAGATTGGACGTGAGATAGAACATGGACCATATCCGCCTTAGGATATTTCTCCATGACCTCTTTTTCTAACGTCTCAAACGTATTATTTAACGTCTCGCTCATAGCCTCACTAGAGTCTTGGTTAATCGCTTCAAGCATCTTTTCTTGACGCTCAATGCGCTCCAAAATCTCTGGAGGTAATGACTGTGGAAGCTGCTGTGTCTGGCTTTGAGCATTTTGTTGTGCCTGTTGCTCTTGTTTTTGAACAAATGCCAGATAGCTATGAAACTTCTCTGGGTATATTTGTTTAAACTCAGCAATCAGTTGAGGATTTTTGGCTACTTGCTGAAGATCTGCATAAAGATTCTCCTGAAACTTTCGCTCCTGAGCAATCTCTTGCGTCTTCTTGGTGTAGTCTTGATGCCTCAAATATGACTTACGTAGCTCATCGTAAGTCATCTCTTTGCCCTCAAACTTAAACTTGCCGAGCTTTCCTAAGTCCAAGATATCTTTAACTTCTTGGGTGCTTAAGTCGCCGCTAGCAGATTGAGCCTCAGGCTTTTCTTGTTGCTGTTCACTTGCTTGGGTCTCGGGCGGAGCTTGTCCTATATCAGGGGCTTCGCTAGAGGTATCCGTGTTTTGTGTGTTAGATCCGCCCTCAAACTCTTGAGCGGCGGCTTCAGCAATTTCTTGAAATGATGACATTAATTTTCCCCCCGGAAAATAAAGTTGTGGGTCAGTCTATACTAAAGCCTTGTCATCTTTTTTGTTCTTGGCAACAACTTTTGATTGCATAGCTTTGCCATAAACACCCTTAGGCTTTAATCCTATCTCATCGCGCTTTAAAAACTCTTCTTCATCGCCAGGACCAAGAATGGCTTTTAAGGGATCTTCATCGCCATTTTCCATACTCTCTTGATCCATCATCATCTCTTCTTGGCCTCCAAGCTTTTTATCAGCTAAGGAGCTGTTGCCCACCGACTCTTCTTTGTCTTCAATGATCGGAGCCATATCCATCTTCTCGTTCTCTTCGTTTTGCTTTTGCTTTTCACCTGGATTAAGCTCAATAGTGATTGATACTGCATTTCCCATTCGCTTCTTTAAAAGCGGACCAAGAATTTCATCGATCATTGTAAAATCCCCTCTGCTGGTACATTTTCGGCTAAAGGCACTTCTTCTTCAACTTGTGGCGCCATCTCAGTGCCCTCTGGTCCAGGCATAGGTGCCCCAGGCATTCCTGGAGCCATCGGCATAGGCGGCTGTAAATACATTTTATGCTCAGCAATGTTGGCTAAAAGGATCTGCTGAATTTGTGGGGCAAAAGTTAAAAACTTATCTGACTTTCTTAAACGGTTCTTGGCCTCAAAATGAGCTAAATGATTATCGTCTGGATCAACAACCGGAACCCCGCCTTGCTCAATAAGCTCTATGTCTCTTTGAATTTGGCGATCATCAATCATTTGATCTTCCCACACACCAGCAATATCTCCGTACTCTAACTGCTGAAGCACTCTGCGCCTTAAGGCAGCATCTGCTGGATCTCCAAGTAGACCCATGTTGTAGGCATTTAGTAAGTCTTGTCGTTTAAGAGTTTTAGAGTCTGGAAGAGTAGAGTTCTTAACCACAATCACATCAGTTGCGCCCTTTAAATCTTCTCGGTTGTATCTTGTGATAGTATACTCAGAGCCAGCACCAGATTCTTTTAAATACCGATCATCGTTATAGTATTTGTTCATATACTTCAGAACAAATCTACCCACATCAGCCCAAGCATTTTCATTACTCTCAGTAATGATACCAATTCTTGTCTCATCGGCCTCTTGAAGGATCTGCATCCCAAGAGCTGGAATAGATGCCGATGGAAGTTGCCCACTAGACACCTCTGAAATACCGGCCACCTGGCCAAGATAAGAGGTGTAGCGCTCATCATCTGTGAATACATATTGTGGAACTGATGGCGGGGTGAGTTGTTCTGGAGCTTTGCCACCAGGGACCGGATTGTACTCTATAACTTCCGTTGTATCGTTCATCCCCTCTTCAATCAGACCATGACCTTTAGGCGCTAAGATCTTAAGGTTCATGCCTTTAGCAATAAACTCAGCTTTTTTACGGGAGTTTCTGTTTAACTGGTCTTGAATGGGGCGCATCTGAGTAATGATGCTCTCAGAGTTGAATTTACCACCAATTTTTACGTCATCAAACTTAGCAAAAGGTATCTCATCAATCGGGAGCTCTTTGTAATCAAGCATCACACCGTTAGCGACTACGATTTGACGCCCTCCTGGGTATTTCTTTGTAGGGCGCTCATAATAAGCCAGCTCAATTGCAGAGTTTTTCATGAACTGCGCACTTGAGTCGCCAGATCCTTTAGGCGTCATGGCTTGAATCTTCTGTAGATTTTGAATACTCATAAGCCAAGCATTCTCACTCTGTACCATCTCGCCTTTTTCTGGATAATGGTCTCTAAAATAGCTTAGCTTTCTAACCTTGGCGTGAATAACCCAAGGGCTTTCTTCTAAAGTCTTTGCATCTTTGTCAGCAAAAACTTCTAAAGGACTTACAACCTCAATCGCAATGTCACCTTGATACTCAACTTTACCATCAGGAGTTGGGATTTGCTTGCCCTTCATTGTGTCCCAACAAACTTTTACGTAAGCATAACCAGATTGCTGCATCCACATCGTTAGGTTAATGCGCTTTTCATTCACTCTTTCTTCAGCAAACTTATTATTTAAAGCTTTTAAAGAAAGGCGAGCGGCATCCTTATCGTCTTGATCCATGGAATTAGGACGCACATCGTACTTAGGGGGGTTTTTACATAACCTTGCACACCGGTTCTGAATGGTGGGCATGATTAAGTTGATGCGAGACCTATTCCTTGATGGCGCTCCGGTTGCCGCAGGACCCCAGCCACCAATAGATCTAAAGGTTCTAAATCTGGCGTCAAAAAACATCGAGTCATAGCCAAGTAGGTAGGCTGTGTTGGTTAACACTTCTGACTCAAAGGCAAGTCTTGTAGGGGATTGTCTGGCTTCTTCAACCTTAGATCTAATCCAGCCAGCCATGTTTTTATCATCTTGGCTCTGATCCATCGGATCTTTTTTCTTATCTTCGTCAGAGCCAAACAAGTTTTTCACGATGTCTTCAAACAAGGCTTAGTATTCCTTAATTTTTAAAGGATCTCAGTCACGTTAGCTAAATCATCACCAGGATACATATTATTTTCAAGTGCTTGCTTCTTTAAGCTAGCCTGTGCCTTCTGCTTTTCTGGCAAATTCAAGCCCTCTTGATACTCAATAAAACTTCTAGACATAAGTTTGTTGTGTAAGGTCAACAAAACGTATGCCCAAAAGATATTCGTCGGCAAATAAAGCACCACAAGAGCTATTTCAATTGGCGTCATTTTTTGGTCCTTTCCAGATGGGTCCTAACCATTCGATAAAAGTTATTTCCCTGCTACCCTTTCGCCTAAAAGATATTGAAAACCAGCGATGCAATCTAATCCCAGTAGACTTATTAGGTAAGCCTACTGCTGACCAAATCCAAAAGCCCCACCAAACTTTCATTTCATTTTCCTTAAAAAGGGATGCCAGTTAATAAAGTTAACCTTACGGCAACCCTTTTTCCTAATGGACACACCAAACCACCACTTCCACCACGGGCCACCATAGCTTCTACCAAAATTAAACCCGAGGCCACTGTCTGGGCTATCGAATCCAAACTCATAGGAAAATCGATCTATCCTCATCGGATCTTCATGTACCCTTCATCCGGAAACATAATCTGATGACAATCCAAGCGCTCACGCTCAGCAATGATCTCAGACATATCTCTTAAGCAAAGCTTAATATCTTTATAGATATAGTAGCCGGCTTCAGGCAGTTTTCCTTTGCAGAAGTATTTTAAAACATCCTCTGGGACCTCTAGCCAATCACTGCCTGCGTTTTTACAGAACTGGACGTTTGTTTCTAGCTGATGAAGGAGGCCCGCAATACGTAAGGATTCTTCGTGAGCATCTTTGTTCATCACCATTGATTGCTTACCGGTTGGGTCTACGGCAATTGCTTTCTTTCCGGTTTTCTCATGAACGGTCTCAACAGGCACAGCTACCGTGACTTGTTCATACTTAATGGGTGGAGGCATAACAATATGGCCAGGCTTATCAGTCATTTTTTTGGCATCATCATAATTATTCGTCGCCTTCGGCGGTCTCCCTGGCCCTCGACGCTTCTCTGTGGAGGCGTCTAATAAAGTGGCGCTCGTATCGTGGGTCGGCTGGGTTTGTAACATTATATTGCTCCTGTCGTTTGTCTGGATAAGTTACTATTTCTTCAATCGATGACAACGCATCTAACAAATCATCATGCGAACCGCGGGGAAAAGTCGAGTATTCTAATATAAAATCATCAAGCCCTGCGTTTAAAAATATCTTACCGAATTCAAACCTAGGCACAAGCGATCTAATCCTAAAAGGCTTACTCGGACTCGCATTCTTTGTCCCATCTTTAGATGCAGTGCTTCTCTTTATGCCTTTTAAGGGTATCATTTGATTTCGCTTTTGCATCTCTTCTACTGCGAAGTGAAGGAGGGCTTTTTGATAAGCCACGTCTTCAACCCCAATACACATAGGCTTATACATTTCATTTAGCCTAAAGATCCAATCAAGGGTTTGGGTTGCAGTGATCCTTTGTCTATAGGCCATGTCTACGTACCAGTTCTTGTCTGGATCTACGTGCACAACAACAGTTGCTGTGTAATCGGCCCCGTCTGTTAGAGCGATGGCTGGGTCAATAAAGATAAAGGTAAATAGGTTTTCGTTTGGAAGCTGAGAGTAGTTCTTTAGCCATTGCTTTTTAAAATCCTGCTCATCATCAGGAATAACCTGGTTAAGGTATTGGTTGGTGAACATGTAGATGCCTTGAGTTTTTCTCTGCTGCTCAAGGAACTCTAACGTTAGGCGCTCTGGGAAATAGAGGGTTTTGTCCTGATTAAAGGCGCCCTCGTAAACAATAGACCACTTCATTTTACATCAAGTACGGGTTTGGTTTCACAAGCCTCTAGTTTTTCTCTTAAGAATCTACTCTCTTTAAGAGCCATAAAAGAAACTACTGATGACATGCACTGAGACATGGCTAATACGAGTAGCGCCATGGGCACAAATCTTAAGAAGAACAGTCTAATAGACATTAGATGATGCGTACCCAGAGTAGCCTTGAGAAATGCCTTGGATCACTGTTGCGACGGTGGTGGCTCCACTTGCGGCCACTGCAAACGCAGCTGGACCATAAATCTTAGTCATAGGAACTGCACCGGCAGGAATGACCGCACCAACTGCTGCTAGTGTAGTGCCGCCTGTGATGTTAATTGAACCAATAAAGAGTGTGCCTCCAGAGAGGTGTCTTATTTGGGAGTAGACAACTTCTGGACGCATTGAGAAGCCTCTGATTGCGTCGGCTGCAAGAGCAAACGTGAATGTGGTTAAGCCATAGGCTGCTTCTTCTCTAGACATAAATCACTCCCCCGTGTCTTTGCATGTTAACAAGCTTTGTTTCATTAGCAAGCTCAAGTTCATTTCTGATAGCCCACCCAATGATATCATCTTCGGCATACCTTGTACCAATAAGCGCATAGATCCCATTCACCTCTAAGATAGAAGTGTTGTACTTATAATGATCTACCACTTTCTTTCTAGCCTCTGGAGTGCCTGAGTTGGCAGGAGAGTTATAGTCATCGCCTATGATCACATCATAATGTTGCCCTACTTTAGTTGTGCCAATCCCACCAACAGTGATCGATGGTTCTTTAAAGTTCTTCTTCCTTGGTTTGATTATGATCTCATGATCATTCCAGGTCTTTGTTCTCCAATCACCAAAAAGCTCCATAAAGCTTGGTGAAGCCAAGTGTCCCTTAATCTCTCTTAAGAAGTTCTTAGAGTTGGTGAAGAGTTCTGAGTCGATAAGTATACGTAGCTCAGGGTTATTCATGAGTAGCCATATCGGGTATGCAACAGAAGCAATGGATGACTTAAATGTTCCACGAGGAACACAGATGAGCTTTCTCTTTGTTGGTGCCTCTAGTGCAGAAACTATGCGGCCATGGGTTCTAACGTTGATGTCTTGGTATCCTAAAAACCTCTGCGCTGTCCAAAACAGGCTGTTCTTGTAACAGTCCTTGAGGACCTTGAGATACGTCTCTATCGGATACTGGTACAAACTGTGGGGGGCCTGACTCATTAGGTTTATTAAGAACCATTTTTATCTCTTCAACAAGTCTTTCTGGGCCACTTTCTTTTGTTTCAATAGTGGCATGCACATCAATCTCGTGTCTATCTCTCCATTGCTTAGGAAATCTGTTTTTTAGGTTAAACAGCCACACCGTTTGATTAAAGTTCTTAACTTTACCCATCATGCCAGCAACGCCGGCCTTCTCATAAAAAGCACGGCAACGTTCAAATCCGATATTTTTGGCCTCTCGAAATTCTGAAAATTCCTGTTCCCATCGATATAGAGTGCCAGCCCAAGTATTTAAGTTAGCCGCAAACGATTCGAAAGATAGGCCTTGGCTCATATGATCTATAAGCTGTTGACAATACTCAGGTTTATATTTTGTGGGCCTACCTGCTGGCATTTCTTTAGGCTAGTGCCATAGGTGGTCTAATGTCTAATTCTAATTGTCCTTGCTTGAGTGCGTTTAGACGATTTTGTAGACTGGCTATCTGGTTTCTAACGATAGCGAGTCTTTCGTTTGCAAGGTGAGCTGTTAGTTCTATATCAGATTTGACTATTTTTAGTGATTTGAGTTGCGATGTGATTTCTTGTTCCAATGCATCGTGGTTCATAAGCACCTCCAAAGCATACATTATCTAGAGATATAGCATACTTTCGGCTATGCGTAATATTTTTTTAATGTTGGGTCAATAGTCTGGCAAAAAAAATGAGGAGCCATATTATTCCCGAGGTCATTACCATTTGCGTTAGTATTTCTGTCATCGATCGCTCTTTTTCTTGTCTTTAGTTGGATACAGGCTTGAGAGTAGATCATCAGATGATAGATTTGGCGGCTGTGGGATATTTGCTTCTTGTTCCTGTGTTTTGGGTTTTGGTGTACTACCTATGCGCCGGTATTTGATTATGGGCTTAAAGTCTTTGATTATTATTTCTCTAGGCGCTTCTGGCGGCTGGTCTATTCTTTTGGCTAGTCCCTCTATCATTTTCTGCTGAGTTTTGGTCCATGCTTTTTGCTCAGCCACATCAAAGGTTATTTCAAACAGCTTATTTTGGGTCTGATCTATTTTAATAGCTAATGCGATAATCGCTAGGCAAAGGGCTCCTGTTATGAGCAGTAGGGCTTCAATCATAGTGGTGGGGCCTCGCTCCATTTCTGAGTAAAGTATTTGATATTTTCTTGTCTAATTTCTGGTGTGAGGCATTTATCTGCTGTAGCGCCTCCTGCGTGCCACACGAGTGCGTTAAGGGCTACGACCATGGGGATTCTTTTTTGGGCGCAGCGTTTTGAGTAGTCTATGTCGTCTTGTCCTGTTTTGAAGTTTGGATCAAGTGGTCCGACTATGTTCCATACGTCTCTAGGGATGAGGATGCAGTAGAAGAACATTTGGCCTTGGTAAATCACTCCGCCCGGGTAGTGGGAGTTTTGGTTCATCATACTTTTGATGAGATCTGGGCTGGAGTTTTCTTCGAGCCGGTAAAAGCGGTTTGTGAAGTGGTTGCCGTTAAGCATGAATATTAGGTTGTATTTTACGTAGTTATCACAATTTGAGATGGGTCCGATTATGGCCTTTGTGTGGCCTACGGCCTGGACCATGTTGGCAAGGGAGAACCTAGTTAGTATCACGTCGTCATTAATAATGAGTAGGTGCTTTGAGAGGGGGTTTGTTTTTTTAACTCCCTCATTTACGGCCTCTGGGAAATGGAGCCTTGATTGGTAATGGTGGTGATTAATCCAGGGCGCTTTTAGGAAGAAATCGGGAAAGAAATCCCCTGAGCTAATTAACACCACGTCTAATTTGTCTTTTGGGTAGCCAAGGTTATCTATGGATTTAAGGCAAGCCTCTAAGTAGTGCTTGTTAGATTCTAGGTGTGTAACGCATACGATGCTAACTATTGGCAGCTCAGTGTTGATATTCATCTTCTTCTATCTTTAATTTGTGATAATTTTCGCCGTCAAAATAAAGCAATCCATGCTCTGGGTGATTAACTGCGCGACCATCTTTTAATGCCCTCTCAAGGCCGCTTTTTTTCATGGTAAAAACAATACTATATTTTTCTTGCTCAGGAGATTCTTCCATTATTCCTCTTCTGCCTTAAAGCTTCTATTTCTTCTGATGTTTGATCTTGGGGACGTTTTTTAAACATAGTTGAGTGTGGGTCGGTTTTCTCATGCTCTGGCCTGCCGTTGGTATAAAAATACCAAGCCATGGATTTGCGAGATGAACCCTCTGGTCCATTAAACGGATCCGGATGGCCATGATAAGAGAAATCAGTGGTCTCAAAAATAACCATTCTATTATGTAACGGCTCAATCTTTTTAACGCACAATTTCATCTCTTTATCCCAAAGCTCTAGGTGCCCCCCGTACTCAGGCTTCCAGTCGGGGTTTAGATAGAGTATGGCGTTTAGGCGTCTATCCAGCTTAAGGTGGGTGTGCCAGTTAAAGTCTGCGTGGATATCAAGTTTGCCGCCTGGCTTTATGTAGTGAAGCCCTCCGCCCCTAAATGAGGGGTCTGGTATGAGTCCAGGCATATCAAATAGGGTCTCAAGATCTGTAATAAACGGGCTTGCGTTGTGTTTAAGAAGGATTTCCATGTGTTGGGATGGGATTAATTCATGCTTATCAGTAGCCCATTTATTTTCAAAAACATTATCGTAAGAATACCAACCATCTTTTGGCCTTGGAAATGAAGCCGAGGCCCAAATAGCCTGCTCTGATGGCAAAAAGTTATCTATAACGATATGTCTAAAGGGGTCATGACTGAGAATCGGTCTCATCTTCTTTGCTCACCCCTTCATAAGTATCTTTTAATATTTCGACCAATTCTTGATATTCGGATTTAGTGCAAAATACTCTGGTTTCAAATCTCTCGCCCCTAAACTGGATTTCAGCACTATGCTCCATGTTTGGGCCCCGGTCTTCTCTGTATTTGCAAAACACAAAGTCATAGTAGTTAAAGACCATGTCTTTCCAAAAAACCAGCACAGGCTTTAAGATCTCGGGCTTTGATTTGTTTTTTGAAGTTAAAGCTATTGCTTTCCAAAGCTCTGACCACTCTGTCACCGTTTTTTTATCATCCATCTATAACCAGCCATTCCGGGTGTTTTATTGCATAATCAACAATCTCTTTTATCGTGTCATCAAGAGAAAATGGATTTCTCCAGCCCGTGTTTGAAAGCTTCATTGGGTCTAGCGCATAGCGTTTATCATGCCCTGGCCTTGCTGAGTGAAAATCTAAGAACTCATGTTTTAAAGGAAGATTCAGCTCAGTTGCTACTATCTGGGCCAAATCAAGGTTATCAACCTCTTCCGTGCCCACCACATTATATCTATCTGGCCTTTGATAGATCCTATCGTTTAGTGGGTCATAAACTGCTGGCGGTTTTAAATTAAGGAGATAGATAATGGCGTCTGCATGAGCTTTTGCGTGAAGGTATTGTCTAGATCCTATATTTTCAGGCGTTCCATGTATCGTGACGGTCTCGCCTTTTAAGATCTTTGCCACACACATCGGCACAAATTTCTCTGCGTCTTGTCTTGGGCCAATCATATTCATCGTATTCGTAATAATCAGCGGTAGCCCGTAGGTCCTCCAGTAAGAGGTGGCCAGTGCTTCTTGGGCTACTTTAGATGCTGCATATGGGTTTGACGGCACATACTCTCTGCCCTCCTCATGAAGATCATCCATAAGTGCCGGCCCATAAACCTCATCAGTTGAAACTTGAACAAAGGCTTTTAAGGTTTCATGATGCCTTGCAAACTCTAAGATATTTAAACTCACATTCACATTGTTTTGAACAAAAGGTATTGGGTCTTCAATTGATCTCTCAACATGACTCTCGGCTGCTAAGTGAACAATGTAGTCAATGTCTCCGATTAAGCTTTTAAGCCTTGGTGTGATGGGTCCGTTTAAGTCATGGTAAATGCTTTTAACCCTTTGCTTTTTATCTACATGCCTTAAAGGGCAGCCTTTGTGTCTAAAGGAGTAAAGGGCTACGATTTCCCAATCTGTTGTTTTGATTGCATGCTCAACAAAGTGAGACCCTGCAAATCCGTAAGCTCCCGTTACTAGCACTCGTTTCATTTTTGCATCCCATATATGATGTATAATTCATAGCTTTTGTGAAAAACCAACAAACTCATAATAGATTGCCTTCTTGTTTGCGTGAATTCGACGCAAATAACTGGTTTGTTGATCCGTTAAAAACATATTCATAAATCATTTGCCCCCCTTTTCATTTGAATGCCTCAGACGGCGCATAAGTAACTACAACGCCGTCTCTGATCACCCATCCGGAAACCTTTAGATTATTAACATTAACAGCCTTTAGCTCGTTCAAAATTTCCTCTCTTAACGGCTCAAAGTTAATCCCAGCCCGCCTCTCCGCAAACCTTATTAATGCGTGATCAGATATAACCAGGGGGGTTTTTGACGATGACAGCTTAGCTTTAGCTTGCTGTAGATTGTTTTGCAAAACACTAATTCGACCACCAATTTGACGGATAGATTTTTCGGCAGCCTCTTTAATTTCTCTCATTTCTTTGCACTCTTTTTGAAGACGCTTAAGCTCTTCTTGCATTTCTTTTATTGTGCTCAACCATACCCCCCCCTTAAAAGAACCTTCCCGCGCCCTCTGGGCCACACGCGACTGTGGCTCCTTGTACTTCGGACCTGACGGGTTTCGAGAGAGCCCGATCTCACGCTCAGCCTGCTTAGCCCAAACTGAGTCGTCGGTATCCAGTGCGTGTTCCAGTGGCGCTCACCGTCGGGATTTACCCCTTAACACGGTAGCCACCACACGCTTCCACGCGCTTGCGGATTTCAGAGAGGGTGGTCATTCGTGCTCCTTGCGATATCTCACCACCTTAACTTTATTTCTGTCGAGCCCGAACATTGGGTCGCCTTCGTCACAGTCATCGTGTCCGCCGGGCGGTCTTAAAGAGCCGGCCCACGTTTGTACTGCGTCGAGAATATATTCTTGTGCGTCTCGCACGCTGGCGCCTGTCGGAATATCTAAAGTTACCTTAAATGATTGTGTTTTCACGTCCCGCCGCCTTTCTCTAGCTTTTTTATGTAATTAATAGCTTCTCTTGCAGCCGCAATCCAATCGAAAGTTGGTCGGCGTTTTCCAGAACACTGATCTATATGAAAATATTTTTTCACTTTTACCTGAATCTCAGTCGGAACCATTGCCCAGTGAAATTGGCACATAAGCATTCTGCGATTTACTTCACGCTCACAGTTCTCAGCATGACAGGTGTGTTTCATTACTTCACCTTCTCTAGCTCTTCTACGACCGATGCGAGGTTGGTGATGGCATGACAGACTGTACATTTACAGTTACCTTGTTGGTAATCCCAGTCGGCGGTGTGATGTTCAAAAAGCTTCTCAAGGGGTTTCACACACTCAATCAGTGCCTTCACGAGTGGCGTTGTGCGTTCATCGCGCCATTGAACTCCAGAAATAAAACCAAAGTAACCGTCACTATCCTCATGCTTAGCCTGTTCCCTGGTTAAGGCCGGGTCGTGCGACAACAACTTCTCAGCTCTAGCGATTAGGTCGGTCATAAGTTAATCAATCACTCGGCGAATAGTCTTAGTTAACCAATCTGTTTCTTCCACAATACCAGTGATGTATTTCTCACCCTCTTTTAGGGTCACTTCCGAGTGGTAATCTTTGTCAGATTCTTTGCCCTTAAAGCCTTTGATTAAACCATGCACAAGTTTGGCTGGCCTTTTTGTCTCAACAAACGTCACACCTGGATATGTTGGCATCTTAAATAAATCCACAGCTCCCATATCATCAAAGCAGTGGTTATGACCGCTTAACTCTCCAAGAGCCAATTGACCTTTCTTTGTCAGTTCGTCTTGAGTTCGCTCACCTTCTGGAAACGCATCTACTTTAAAAATAACGACATCACCTTGAGCGCCAATAAGTTCTACTTTTTTCATTTTACTACTCCTTGTTTAAGCATGATGTTCCCACTTCAAATTAAAGTGAGTCATTAGGTTTTGACTTGCTCTTTGTGCTCGCCACTTAAGAGCTTCTTCACACGTTTTTATTGTAGGGTCTAAATTCTCGTATCTTTCTGCATTGCCAACGCCTTCCAAAAACTCGCGGCCTGATGATGGGCAAGTCATGTAAAGGTAGGGGCCTATTTTATTACCGTTCGCCTCTAAGTGATAAAGCTTATAGCCTTTATATGAATCTATCTTTTTGGCCTTAAGCTCTTTAAGGAAATTAGAAAGCCCTACAAGTTTCATCGCAGCCATTCTTTGCTCTGTGTTGCTTAAACCCAGAATCTTTTTGTGGTCTATTTCGTCTCTTGGTGTTTCTATCACCCAATCGGGCATGCGAAGACCATTTAACCCGTAAACTGAAAATCCATCTTCATACTGAATTGCAGGCCCGTTTTCATTGTGAATAACGCCTCTATTGTTAACCTGGACAATGGTGGGCTTTTCACTCATGAACGCTATAGTTTTGTACGGATAGACCCAATTTGAGTGAAGAGATAAGTCTATGAGTGGGACTAATTTTTGAGTCTCTTCTGTTAGCTTACATACCTCGCGAAAGTAATCATAAAAAGATAGCCATCCAGCATCGTGTTGACCCCATAAAGAGTTTGGAATGGAAACGCTGGCCCTCACGCTGTCCCACACGCTGTCCCACACGCTGGCCCCTACGCTGTCCCACACGCTGGCCCTCACGCTGTCCCACACGCTGTCCCACACGCTGGCCCCTACGCTGT